ATGGCAACGCTCAAGCATATCGCCTCTAAAAATTCGGACTACTCTGCCGCCGAAGCGTACCTGATCTACCAGCACGATGAGTTTACTGGAAAACAGCTTCTGGATGAACAGGGCAGACCTATGCTGCGGGAATCGTACATTCTGGATACTCTTGAGTGTGGCGATTTTTCGTTTGCAACTGCCTGTCTGTTGGCAAATCGAAAGTACAACAAGAACAACCACCCAGATGATATCAAAAGCCACCAGTATATCATCAGCTTCGACCCACGGGATGCAACGGAGAACGGACTGACCATGGAGAAAGCGCAAGCTCTCGGTTTGCAGTTCTGCAAAGACAACTTTCCCGGCCATCCTGCTATCGTCTGCACCCACCCGGATGGACACAACCATGCGGGGAACATCCATGTCCACATCGTGATCGGCAGCGTCCGGACACGGGAAGTGGAGCGCAAGTCCTATATGCAAAAGCCCCGCGACTGGTGCGAGGGCATGAAGCATTCCAGCACTGCCCAGACCATGCGACATCTGCGTGTCGAGGTCATGGAAATGTGCCAGAACGCAAAGCTGCGCCAGATCGACCTGCTCAACGGCTCAAAAGTTCGTGTGAACGAGAGCGAGTATTGGATGAAACGGCGCAGCCAACTGAAACTCGACCGCGAAAACGCCGCCCTGCTTGCTGTCGGACAGCAGCCCACACAAACGAAGTTTGAAACCGCAAAGGAAATTTTGCGGAAGCAGATTTCGGATGTTCTCAATGTTGCAACGAGCTTTGAAGATTTCTCGGACAGGCTCATGCAGCAGTACGGCATTACCGTCAAGGAAAGCCGTGGACGGCTCAGCTATCTGCCTGCCGGAAGAACAAAGTTTATCCGGGCGCACAGCATCGGTGACAAGTTCGAGAAAGAACTTGTGCTTGCCGCCTTGCAGGAAAATGTTGATTGTAAACGCACGATTCAGCCCAAGCCTGACCGCATCGGGAAACTAGTGGATATTCAGGCAAAGCTGAAGCAGGGCAAGGGCATCGGCTATGAGCGTTGGGCGAAAAAGCACAACCTCAAAGCCATGTCGCAGACTTTGATTCTCTTGCAGGAGAAAGGTCTACTGGATGAGGACGCACTCAACCAGCGCATTGAAGAACTGCAAACGCAGTACGACAGTGCAAAGGAAATCGTGCTTGACCTCGAAACCCGCATGGCAGAAAACAAGAAGCTGCGCATTCACGTTGCTGCCTACCAGCAGTACCGCCCGATTGCACAGAAACTGAAAACTGCCAAATCCCCCGCAGCCTTTGAAGAACAGCACCGTGCAGAGCTGACAGCGTACCGGGCGGCAGTGGCCTATCTCAAGGCAAATAACATCACCAAACTGCCGAGTCCGAACAAGCTGGAAGCGGCATACTGCGCGCTTGCGTCTGAAAAGGCGCAGTTCTATGAGCAGTACAAAGAAGCCAAGACCGAGCTGCTCAAGCTGAAAGATGCAAAACAGAATGTTGCTCTGTTCTTCCGGGAGGACGAACGGACGCAGCATCACGAGAGATAAGGAGTTGTGCGTATGATCAATCTGAAAATCGACCCGGAGTTCCAGAATCAGATCCCGCCGCTGACGGACGATGAGTACAAGCAGCTGGAAGAAAACATCCTCAAGGAAGGTAAGCTGCTTTCTCCTTTGATCGTTTGGAACAACACCCTTGTTGACGGCCACAATCGTTATGCGATTCTCCAGAAACACCCGGAGATTTATTTCTCCACAATGCCGCTCCGATTTGAGAACCGCGAAGAAGCCGTTGCGTGGATTTGCAGGAATCAGTTGGGACGGCGCAATCTCACGCCGGAGCAGAAGAAGTTCCTTATTGGAAAGCAGTACAGCATCGAGCATCGGAAGCCCGGTGGAAATGGCAACAACCAGTATACAGCAACCACGCAGGAAACGGTTCAGGAGGAATTGTGTCAAAATGACACAATTCCTCCCACTGCTACGGAAGCCAGCGTCCGTAAGCAGATTGCGGAGCAACACAATGTCAGTGAATCCTATGTTGCCCGCTCTGAAAAGTTCATGCGAGGTGTGGAAATCATGGATCAAATGATACCCGGTATGCAGGAGAAAATCCTGTCCGGGCAGTTCAAAGTCCGTGATGCCGATATGCACCGTCTTGCCAGAGCAGATTTTTCGAACCGCAAACAGATCGTGCACGAGATTCTACACCCGGAAGACCGACCCGCACCAGAACCGCGTAGCCGAGGCATCAATTATTCTGCACTGGAAGCCGCCGTTCGGCGTATTCAGGAAGATATTGATTTCCTGATGAAATATCTTCCTAAGCTGCCGGAGGATTCTTTTTACAAGCAACAAACGCTGAAAATTCTCCAGAAGCACAAAGCGTATATGGCACAATTTGAGGAACCTCTTACTGAAATCTATGATGAAACCGCATAACGACAGGCACCTGTAAGTCATCAACGAATCCACCAAAAGCAAGTGCAGGGCAGAAAACTTCCGCGCCCTTGCGCCTGATGTGAAATGGAATCCTGATTTTCCTGCCCGCCTTTGCCGCAGTGGGACGATCAGAGGAGTGTGCGTTTGAACAAGAAGAAAAAATCCACAAATCTTTCCCCTTATCCCGATGAAGCCATCGAACGTCTGGCACGGGCATTCTACCCGGCGATTCTTGCCTGCTGGAACAGCGAGGAAGGACAAAGGGAGTTTGCCGCGTGGCAGGCGGAACAGGCTCATATCTCTGGCAAAGAAAAACAGGAAGTTCCCGTTGGGGAACTCCCTGCCTTACTTATCGTGTGTGGATTTTTGCAGGGTGCGTCCTTCAGGGCGCACCCTGTTTTTGCGTTTAGTCCTCTAGTCCATGGCTTCCAGCCACGTTTCGCAGATATTCCTCCGGTTCGCCGCTCAAAATCAGTTCGGCATACGCCAGCGGGTCATTGTAGATAAGATAGTCCAGTTCAACCCTCTGCGCCATAGTGACATCCAGCGCATCCTCGACCCCGATGCAGTCGATGGAAATTTTGTATCCATCCCGGAGCAGCAGTTCCACGCAGCCGGTGTCCATGTTATAATGGCAAACTCTTGCATCGTACTTCATAATCGTGTCCTCCTGAAATCATGGTTTATATCGGTCAATCTATGATTTCGGATTTCATCTTCCGCCGGGAGCCTCTATTGAGCTTTCCGAAGAAAACAAATAATCCGAACCCATCTCCTATTGGAAATAAGTTCGGATTATTTTTGTCTGGTCGGAGTGGCGAGACTCGAACTCGCGGCCTCCTGCTCCCAAATATGCCCAAAATCGGATTGAATGGTTGCAAATCGTCTTATTTTATATTGAATCACCGTCATATTTATTCAAAGTGATTCTCTTTGGTTTTGCTTCATTTTGGATGAATAACGCACAAATAACGCACAAAACAGCAGTGCAATAAAGCGGACAGGGGCTATACAGTAGCCTTTGCCCGCTCTTTTTATGCCCGGCTTTTTTCGCGGATGTTGTCAAAAACAATTTCCATTGCGTCCGACGCTGCCGCGTCTGCTGTACGGATAAACCCCGCGTAAATATCCGTGGTGGTGGAGGTCTGAGCGTGGCCCAGACGGCCCGAAACTGTTGTAATGGGAACGTGGGCGGCTATCATCAGGCTTGCGTAGGTGTGCCGCAGGCTGTGGAAGTGTACCGCCGGGAGATCATGCGCCCGCAGGAAGTGCGGGAACCATGTTGTCAATCTTTCCAGATCAAAGGGTGTTCCGTCCCAGCTGGTAAACAACAGGTCATTTTGCACCGTCTTTCCGTTCTCCACCTGCACGGTACGCGCCCACATCGACCCAACGCGCAGCCGTTCCGCCTTTTGATAGAGCTGGTATTCTCGCAGCATATCCATACAATTTGCGCCCACCTTGAACGTGCGGTTTGACGCTTTGGTTTTTGGTGCGGTGAAGATAAGACCCTCATGCGGGATATATTCCACTGTGCGGTTTACGGAGATGGTGGAGGCATTGAAATCAATATCAGACCAGCGCAGGCCGCAAATCTCGCCCCGGCGCATCCCTGTGAACAAACCAAGCTGCACCATAGCGCTGTACTGTGGCGGAACATCATGCAGCGCAGCCAGCAGCCGCGCGGCATCGGCCTCTTCCAGATAGGACACTTCAACAGCTTCTCCCTTTGGCGGTTCCGCCCGCTTTACCGGGTTATCCTCCACAATGCCCCATTGCACAGCCTTTGTGAAGACGCTGGACAACATCCGGTGATAGTGCTGCACCGTGTTCCCGTTGAGTTTGCCGCCCTCTTTGGCCTGTTCGGTGAATGCTTTGGAGAAGATCACCCCGGCGGCGCGGGCTACCTTCTCAGCTGAGGCCCGGCTTACCGGCGTACCATTGCAAACACAGGTCATTGTACGCCCACCCACGCCCGCAGCCTTTGCGGTCTCCTGCCGCTTACCGCGTGGCAGCTCTTTGAGGAGGGCAGGCGTTGCCAGATATACAGAATCCCGCCGCGCTCCCGCCTCTTCCAGACTGGAATAAAAGGCCATCAGGTGCGAGGGTCTTATCTGGTTTACCCTCATGTGACCCAGCGCCGCAGAGATACGCGGCCTAAGATACCGATATTCTACCCCGGTTTTGGGCTTACACTTTTTGTCGATGTACTCCGAAAACCAGCGGTCTATCAGGTCATCCAGCTTCATATCTGCATCGAGAGCAAGACCGTTATGCACTTCCTGTTCAAACTCATCTGCCCGGCGGCGCACTTCCTTTTCCAGCTTGCGCCCGGTCAAGGTGGGCGGCGGGGTGAAGGTGCGGGACGTTGTGACCTGCTTGCCGTTCCGATCATACCCGGTAGACACCCGGAACAGGTAGGAGGTGGAGCCGTTTTTATTCTTTCGCTTCACAATCTGAGCCATTCTTTTGCGCCTCCTTCATCATTCGCTCAATCAGATAATCCGTATAGTGATGGACTTCAGCAAAAAGCAAATTTTGCTGATTTTCTGTTACCTGAATGCCGTAATCTTTTGCAGCGCTTGCAAGCATTCTATCAAGCAGCTTTTTGAGGAAAAGCGTTGTCATCACAGGCCCATCAGGGCGGAGTATTTCCCTCTGTTCAGCTTCTTCTTTTTCCGCCTCAGTCTTGAAGTCATCCTCACACAAAAGCCATTCCTTACGCACTCCGGCGGCATTTGCAACAAGACCGGCAAATTGGTCTGTGATGTTTCGCGTCCCGCGGATCATGGCAGATAAGTGAGTGGGCGTTACATTGCCGATATTATAAGCAAAATCTTTCTGTGTCTCACTTACTGACAGCACGGCTTGCCTGAGACGTTTGCCGCGTTTTTTGTTCAGTTCGGAAGAATCAACATTGTTCTGCATGATTAGTCACCACATTCTTATTATTTTGAAAAGAAAACTTTATATTGATAAATCAATCAAACAAAATTTTGAATGTTTACAAAATCAACATTCCATGACACAATAATAGCATAGCACAAAACAAAAATCAACAACAGGAGATGATAAAAATTGACTGAAGCAGAAAAGTTTGTGCCGATACGAAAACTAGCCGAGAGCGGTTTCTTGACTGAGTCGAGGTTGAGAAAGATGCACAAACAAGGAAAGCTCCCCGGCATCTGGTGCGGAAAGAAATTTTTGGTCAATGTTCCACTTCTGAATGAAGAACTTGACAGAGAAAGCAAGATGCAGTTAAGCGGAGGTGGATGCAATGAGTAATGCGGTGCAATATCCGACTATGGCAACAGTGAAGGACGCTGCCGCCCGGTTCGGCATCTCTGAATACTTCTTGCGGAATCTCTGCCGCGCTGGTAAGGTTCGCTTTGTCTGTGTTGGCAACCGCTGGTTGGTCAATATGGACAGCCTTGCTGCCTACTTCAACGAGGGCGACGACCCGGCGGAGCTGGAAAGCCGTCACGGGTAAAGCAGAATGGGACGTAAGAGCGAATGGAAGTTGCACCGCTGGCTCACCGCGTCGCAAGATCAAAAAGAGAAACGCTTTGTACAGGTTGGAAATACATTGTTGTTTGACCGCCGATTTACTGCTTTATCTGTTGGAGCCAGATATTTCTATATCCTTGCAGCGAATGAATCAGGCGGGCAGCGCTCTTTTCAGTTTCCGGCATCAAAGATGGAGGCACTAGGAATTTCAAAAAGAACCGGCTGGAACTACCTGAAAGAACTTGAAGCCGCCGGGTTTATCGAGTGCGTAAAGAACGGAAAATGCGCCCGGCAACCAAATGACTACCAGTTTTCTTTTCGATGGTTAGAGCCGCCGTAGATTTTCGGTAGGATATGGCAATATATAGTATATGTGTGCAAAATCTGCATAGTGTGTCTAAAATCGAAATAACGTAGCATCGTTATCACACTATGCAAAAATTGCACAGTGTACCCGGTGAAAGTGGCCTTGCACTATGCAAAATCTGCATACATAGAGGCCCTACACTATGCAAAATCTGCACAGCCAAAATAAAAAAGCCGCCCGGTGAACATCAGACACCGAGCGGCCAGACAGGAGGGAATACACAATGCGAATCTTTGATATTCTGCCCGTAGGGGAGGAAAACGCTATCCCCGGCGAGGAGATAGAACGCCGGTTAGGCATCACGAGGAGAGAGCGCCGGGCAATGGCCGCGCAGGAGCTGGAAAACGGCCTCTTTGTGCTGTACACCACCACGCGCCCCGGTGGGTACTTCCGCCCGGCGGAGGGAGAGAAGGGCCGTCAAGAGCTGGCCCGGTTCTATCACCGGGAACAGGCGCGAGGGCTTGCCAGCCTCAGAAAGCTGGCCGCAGTCGGTGCAGCACTAGCCCAGTGCGGCGATCAGACCACGCTTGACCCGCCGGGAGACGGAACACGATGAACCAGCGGCAGCGGGCTTTCTGTGAAGCCTACCTTCTCAGCGGCAACGCGACCGAGGCGGCAATAAAAGCCGGGTACAGCCCCAAAAGCGCCCGCAGCATCGGTCAGCGGTTGTTGACATTTGCTGACATTCGGGAATATCTGGCCGAGCGTAACGCTCAGATCATCGCCGAGAACACGGCCACCCTTGAGGAGATATACAGCTTTTGGACTGTCACAATGAGAGATCAGGCATCAAAACCGGCTGACCGTCTGAAAGCCTCCGAGCTGCTTTCAAAGGCGCTGATAGTAGAACGTACCCGGAAAGAAAACAGCGATCAGAGCGGTGCAGGGCATGAGTTTGACGGCTGGAGTGATGAGGAGTTGCGCGGCGCTGTTCACCTTATGGAAGACCTGAGCGATGAAGAATTTAACGCCATCATGGACGCGTATAACCGAAAAAAGAGGCGATAATCTGAAGAAAGCGGAATTGAATGCACTTGCTGTCCGTGCCAGAGACGGCAGCGAGGAAACGCTTTTGGACTTGTGGAACGCGGTGAAAGGCTTTGTCAAGAAAAAGGCCGTTTACTATGCGAAGAACCACACAGCCGGCATGACGACCGCCGAAGACCTTGTGCAAGCCGGCTTTTTCGCCGTCTATGACACCGTGCAGGCATTCGACGAGACGAAAGAAAAATCTTTCTTGACCCTGCTGAAATACTTCTTGCAAAAGCGCTTTGCCGAGGAAGCAGGGGTGCGCACCAGCCGCCGGGACGGCCTACAATATGCCGACAGCACCGCAGAGGCCCTATACTCGAACGAGGATAGTATTACCCTTGAGGACACGTTAGAGGACGCAGGCGCAGCCGCAGAGCTGGAAAGCGTGGAGTACAGAGACCTTGTTCTTTACGCCCGGCGGGTCATTCTGGCCGCGTTGGACGGCTTACCCGACGGCTACCGCATCCTGATGAATGAGCACTATTTCCACGGCATCCCTCTGGTTGCTGCTGCCGCACTTGCTGGCTACAGCAGCCGGGCATCTGCCAGCGAAGCCCACCGGCGGGCATTGCGGCATCTGAGGACATACAGCAAGTACAAGGGCGAGTTGCGGGCCTGCCTTGACGCTTTCGAGGAAGTGACCCCATATCTGAGCGCCGCCGGGAACACCGGCGCAGGCTCCTACATCCGCACCGGCATCAGCTCCACCGAAGGCGCAGCCATCGCGAGAATCTGAAACGCTCAGTTTTGAGCGCATCCAAAAGTGGATTGACGAGCGCAATCTTACGCCCGTTAGACTGCTCAGGGTTGAGCCGTCCGACTGCACAAAACTGTGCCGTCACAGAAAAAGGGCAAATAAAAAAACCAGCTGGCACGGAGAGCGGCCAGCTGGTTCTTTCCCGGACATTTGAATGACGCGTTGTGAAAGTTTCCTTTCCAACACGAGAATATCACAACATCGAAAAAAATTCAAGCACATTTTTTCAGCGTCCGCAGACAGTCCGCGTGACCGTCCGGCGGACAGCCCAACAAAATAGCTTCAAATGATGTAATTCGGCATCATTGAAAATACAATTCAACAACAAAGGAGAGAAAAAAATGAACGTATTCACCGAAATCAGCACCCGCGAACTGGAAAACACCCTCAAGGGCAAGGCCGTCCGCTACATCGTCAACGATGCAGGGGAAGGGCTGTGCCTGTTCTTTGAGGGCTGGACGGACAACACCGGCTCAAACCACGGTGACGCTATCCACATCAGCCCGGTCATTGATGCAGCTGGCAAGCCGCAGCTTGTTGTGCAGTATGTCCCGGAAGAGGAACAGCCCGAAGACAGCGACACCAGCAACAACGGCGTTGTGGGTGAGTAACCTACTCGCCGCATGACCCACGAAGCCCCCACGACCTCAGAAACAGAGGCGTGAGGGCTTTTCTTTATGTCTGCATCAACTTTCCCGCCGGGCAGTGCATCGCCCGTTCTAGGCGCTTGCCAGACGTTGCGAGAGTATGCACAGGCAAAACGAAAAGGAGGCCGCAGCGTTACGACCTCCATACTGTAACCGCCCGGCGGGTCATTCGTCTTCCCATTCATCGACCCGCCGACCATGCGCCCACGCCTCGCGGGCTTGATTTAAGCTCATGTGGTTGGCACAGTCTTCTTCATCCGGGTTTTCGAGCTGGCAAAGATCATCCTCCCAGTTGCACACCGGGCAAATATCAAAATCCCCGGCATATTCAAACGTGTACTTGCCGCAGACCGGACACAGATAGCTTTCTCCAACTTTTACGCTTCTCATACAATGCCGCCTCCCTGCCGGTGGGGTGCGTCTGGCTCACCCCATAGTGATAGCAAAAGGCCGCTGCATCTCTGCAACGGCCTCTTTCTGTTCGAGAATCAGGCGGGGTGACGTTTCCCGCATCTCCTAACAATGAGCGGCAGCTGCCTGTTCTGCCCTCTGATTCACTTATAGGCTATTATAGCAGATTTCAAACAGAATTACAGCCCTTTGATACTTTCCAGTAACGCGGCCCGCCGGGCCTCTGTCTCGTCGTCCTCTTTCGTGTTGGTGTTCCGCATCTCGTGGGAAGCGTCTGCAATCTGAGCCGCCGCTGCTGCTTTCAGAACGTCCATTGCACCGCGCATCTCGTTTGATACTCCGTCCCCCGGTGAGGGGGTGTCGGTCCGGCCTACACCCTCACGGCTTGCGGTGGGGTGTGTCTGGCTCACTTCATCCCCGGCGGAGTGCTGGCCTTGCTCAGTGTTCGCCTCCATAAAATCATCAATGGCTTTTCTGATAACTGCACTAGGCGTTGTTCCTACTGCCTCACACATTGCACGAAAATCCGCTGCATAAGACCGCTTCAATTTTGTTCCTACAACAATCATGTTTTCTTTGTCCCATTTGGCACTTGCCTTCTTTTGAGCGTCCGAAACCATCTTGCACCCTCCCTCTGAAGATATTTCTACTGTAAAACAGTATAGCATAAATTGCGATGGTTGAACAGTATAAAATTACACAAAATATACGGTTAAACTTTATACGGTTCGACGGTAGACATATACGTTTAACCGTAGTATACTATAATCACAGCAAGGGAGTACGACCGGAAGGCAAGGGGCGAAGTAAGAACCGGAAGCGCTGTAAGCCGTGAACGCATGCTAAGTCAGTAACCCACTCCCGCCGCTGTATATGAAAAATGACCCGGTGAGAGCTACCAACTACAACACCGAGCCAAACCCACAACAGGGTCAAGCCCATTATACAGGAGCTGGCCCGCAAAGTAAAGCGAGGACAGGATGAAAAGATATAATCTTTCGGAGATCATGCACAAGGCGTGGAAGCTGTACCGGAAAGGCGTTGCCGCCTTTGGCGAGTGCCTGCACCGGGCATGGAACAGCGCAAAGGCCGAACCCATCAACGCCCAGCGCATCCACGAGGCCCAGCAGGCCGCAGGCGTGGCCGAGCCGGTGAACACATGGGCAGGTTGGAAAGCCGCAGGCTATGAAGTCCTGCACGGCACAAAGGCGCTGTTTCAAGTGGTTCTTATCCACAGTAGCAAGGGCGACGGCCAGACCTACCGCGCATCCTTCTTTGGAGCCTCCCAAGTGAAGCCCCTGAACGCCTGAATTGAACCGCTGACCCGGCGGCGCAGAGAAAGCCCGCCGGGATTTATTTTGAAGGGAGATTTTCACAATGAACCGAGTAGATGTTGAAAGCGCTGTTATTGCAATGGGAGATGTTGCCGTGTGTATCAAGATGGTTGACGACGCGACCGAGGAGGGGAACGCGGTGCAGCAGGGCCGAGCGGTGCAAGTCCTTATGGACATCTTCAAGGCCAGATATGCCGCTCTTGTGTCCTGTGTTCAGGGCGATCAGAGCGCTGCGCAGGGCAGTTTTTGAAGCAATAACGCACAAATAACGCACAAACGGGCATTTTCGCCCATCAAATCAAACAAAAAGACCCACGACAAACGCCGAATTTCAAGCGTTGAATCGTGGGTTTTCTTTATATCGGAGTGGCGAGACTCGAACTCGCGGCCTCCTGCTCCCAAAGCAGGCGCGCTACCAACTGCGCAACACCCCGGCATCCGGCGGCACTGCTGCACCGCCGGGATATAGTATATCGTTTTTTGGGCCGTTCGTCAATACGGCATTGTGCACCAATGGGGCAAAAACGGACAGGTCCTGCGCCTTCCCTTAATTAAAGGAGCGGAAGCCCTTGCCGATGATCTCGCTGGAGTTGACGATGGTGATAAAGCTCCGGGGATCATTCTCGCGCAGGAAGTTGCGCAGCTGCAGTGCCTGACGGCGGGTCAGCACCGTGACCAGAACGCTGAGCTCGTGGTGGGTGTAGGCACCATAGGCCTTTTCTACGGTAGCAGAGCGGTTCATTTCCTTGATGATGAAGTCCAGAATGGGCTGCGGGTTGGCCGTCACGATGGTGCACACCTTGCGCAGACGGATGTTCTCGATGGCACCATCCACCACAAAGCTCTTGCCGATCAGACCGAGGATACAGTACAGGCCGGTGCCCATGCCAAACCGCCATGCCGCCGCCAGCACGATGAGGATATCGCTGACCATCAGGGCTTTTCCGATCTCCATAGAGGTATATTTTGCCAGGATCAGGGCCACAATATCCGTACCGCCGGTGGATGCGCCAATGTCGAACACGATGGCCGCACCAAGCGCCGGCAGAAACACTGCGAACACCAGATCCAGCATGGCGTCGCCGCTCATGGAAACATTGACGGGATAGAGCCACTCGCACACCGACACAAAAAAGGACAGCGCGAAGGAAGAGTAGATCGTCCAGCCCATGGTCTTGACGCCCAGAAAGACGAAGCCCAGCACCACCAGGATCAGGTTGATGATCCACATGAAGCCGCCCACATTGATCCGGGGGAACAGGTCTGCCAGCAGAATGGACAGGCCCGAGGTGCCGCCAAATGCAAAATGGTTGGGATTTTTAAAGTATACGATGCCGACCGCAGTCAGGATCAGGCCAAGGTTCAGCTCACAAAAGAAATTTAAATTCTTCAGCATATTTTTCCAGCTGAACACTTCTTTTAAACTGTTCAT